TTCTGAATTGACAACCAATTTGTATGTAGTTAGGTAAGATTGTTATACTGTGGGATAGCCCTATAATATTTATACAATCACTTTTCTTTGTTACGGCGTCCCCAGAAACACAAGCGGTCCCAAAAACCCTAGCGTCCCCAGAAACAAAAGCGGCCCCAGAAACCCTAGCGTCCCCATAAACCCTAGCGGTCTCAGAAACCCTAGCGGACCCATAAACCCTAGCGGTCCCATAAACAAAAGCGGTCCCATAAACAAAAGCGGTCCCAAAAACCCAAGCGTCCCCAGAAACCCTAGCGGTCCCAGAAACACAAGCGGACCCAAAAACACAAGCGTCATCATAAACAAAAGCGGTACCAAAATGGGATAAATTATCTTCTTTTTCTACCCAGCCACCGATTAGTCCATCTGATAATCTTTGAATTTGTTTTAGCTTTATTCCACATAGTTCTTTAGTTTTTCCTGTAAACTTATATTTTTTCATTGTTATTCTCCTCTGGCATAGGCTCGGCATTTTGAAACTGTACTATTAAATACCATAATCCCATAAGTAATACTGCTATAATTAATAACATTGTTTCATATCCGCTTATTGGTTCCATTAAAAGCCCCTCTCTTCCATAATTTCTTGTATGTTTATTTTTTCTTCTTTCTTGGCTATCATCTCACCGGCGCAATTTTTATTGTCAATCCAATCCCTTATAGATGCGATGATATCATCTTTAGAAAGATTTGTTACTGGCTTCTTTTCGTTGACATGTCTTACATCATCCCATATCATCTCAGTTTTAACGCATATTGATTTGGGCCATTTATCTGTTGTTTCATAAATACAATGTTTACATTCAGGTAATCTGTAGTTTTGTTTTTCAACTTCACTTACATTGCCATTAGGCATTTCTGCAAGCAGTCTTCTTCCACAAAATAAAAATGCTCCTGTAACTTCAAGATAGTCTGTTCTTTGTTCATATATATCTTGCGCGTATAAATTTCCTTCCCAGCATGGCTGACTTTTAAGTTTGTTTTCTAATTCAACTTTCTTATCTTCGTGGTTTTCATTATTTATTGGCATTTTTCATTCTCCTTATTTCTTCTGCATAATCTGCTGCATGTTTTTCAACCGCGCTTAAAGACCAGTCGAGTCCTTTTCCGCTAAGCCTTGCTCCTACCATTGATATTACTTTACATGCCATACTTACATCTCCTCTGCATGTATTTAAAATCCCGGTAATATTTTTTCCGTATCTTCCAATAAATGTTGTATATTCTTTTGCTGTGTAACCTATGTAAGATTCAGGCAGGTAACTGAATACCCAATATTTCATAATCTGTTGAGTTGGGTGTGGGCAGTTCTTCCAGTTCACAGTTTTTGCTTCCGCTTCAATTTTCTTTTTAGTTTTTGGTTTTTTCTTTTGCATTGCTTCAGTTAATAAATTTATGCTTTGTATTAATTTTTCATTATTGCTATTCATTGCTTTTATTAATTCATCTATTTTGTCGGCTCCAAACATTTGTTATTCTCCTTTCTCGTCGGGTGACTTGGAACCGACCAAGATTTTAGCCACCCTCGGAGATTTAAGTTTTAGAATATTTTTAGTTTCGGTCAGTTCCATTAGTTAAAGTATATCAGTTCTATATAGTCTTGTCAAGTGTTATTATTTTGTGTATACTTTACCTATGAAAGAAAAGCCTAAAGATAGTAATTGGGTCGAGATGAATAATGAGATGGCTGATAAGTATGTCGAAGCCAAACTTGAAGGTAAGAGTGGCACTGATGCTCGTTCAATAGCAGGCTATTCTCCCAAAACAAAAGTTGCACAAATTGAGCGCGCAGGTGGCCCGGTAGCAAACAAGATGGAATATGCTCTTGAGAATGCCGGGATAGATGACAATTTTCTTGCCCAGGAATATGTTGAAGGCATTCAGATGGCAAAGAGTGATACTGCTAAGAAGAAAGATTTAGGCGCACATGCACAATATCTTAGACAAATAGGACATATACTTGGTTATGGAACAAATAAAACTCCCCTTGTCGCAGTCCAAATTAACAATGAGCAAAAAGATTCTGTCCCAGATGACTCTAAGCGAGTTAGCGAACTTGTCGAACAAGTTGGGGACTTACTTGAAGGTCTTAAAGAGGAAATTAGCAGTAGAGGAGATAGAACCATTCATAACGGATGTTCTGGACCTTCAACTTCCGAACCATTGGAAATTGTGGATTGCATTGACGAAACAGAGCCTCCGGCTGGTAATTGAAGCTTCGCGTGACCATGGTAAATCCTGGTTTAGCTCTTTTGTTTATCCTCTGTGGCGCATTCAAAAATGTAAGACCAAGAAGGAAGCTATTCATGTGGCCTTTATTTCTTATTCTTCAACACAGGCCCAAAAGAATTTAAACCGCATCCGTAAAATTGTTGAAGAGAATCCTTTTCTTAATCATTTATATCCTAAAGATAAAGCTCATTGTAAATCTTATATCTGGGACCAAAATCGCTTAGAGTTTGCAAATGGCTGTACCCTTGAATGTTTTGGTTTCGGTTCTTCAATTCGTGGTGGTCATTATCATTTGTTTATTATAGATGACCCATGTAAAGATGAAGGTTCCGGTTCAATGGATGTTAATGCGCAGATAAAGTATTTTGCTTCTGTCATGATACCTGCTATAAGGAAAGACGCGCAGTTAATCGTTACCGGTAATCCGGTTGATAAGCATGACTTCCTGGAATGGTTTGAAAACAATCCTAAATTTATGGTTAAAAAATTCCCGGCCTTTGATGATAATAAAAAAGTTCTTTGGCCTGAGCAGTATACTTATGATGATTTAATTGACCGCATGGAAACAATTCCACAGGATGTATTTGAGCGCGAGTATTTGCTTATGAGAACTATTGCCGGTTCTACAGAGTTCTTTGAAGAATGGATAAAGTATTATGATGAAGTAAAAGGACCTCTTAATAAGATAATGACTATTGACCCTGCGCTTCCTGGCGGTGATGCTCTCGCGGCTGTTGTTACCGGCATGGATATTAATGGCATTGTTTATATCCTTGATAGAATGACTTTCCATGGCGACCTTGAAGAAGGTCTTGATATGCTTTGCGATATGATGGTCCGGAATGATCCTGACCTTGTTGGTTGCGAAACTTTCGCTTTTCAGAAAATGTATAAACTGCGCCTGGAAGAAAAAATTGAAGAACGGAAACTTGATTTTTTTATTTCCGAAACCGGGAAAGATACGCAGAAGTCAAAGGCCACAAGAATTAAATCTTTACAGCCAAAAATAAAACTTGGAAAAATTAGGTTCCGGAAATGTGACTCTGATATTGTAGACCAGCTTCTTTCTTGGAATCCTGTTTCAAAACATAACACTGACGATTTAATTGATGCTCTTGCTTGGCAGGTTCCTCTCTGGGACACTCCTCTCGTAGATGAATCATCAAGAGATAAGACCGGAACATTTCAAGAAGTTCTTGACCAGCTTATTGATGATGAAGATGATGAAGAAGATAATTCAACTATCTGGATTTAGGCCTTGACATGGTTGTTGTAATCTGATATAGTTTTATTGTAATGGCAAGGAAGTAAAATAGAAGATTTGTCGCATCTCTAAAAAACTTCCTTGCCAGGAATCCGGAGATGCGACTTTTTTATTTCTCTGGAAATAATAAAACCAATTTTATGTCGCGCTATCAAGTTTTCAAAAAGTTCCCTGATAGTGCGACTAAACAAATTTTACCTTTGTGAATGATTTGTGGAAACTTTCAATAGCAAAGGATTTTGGGTGATACCTAAACTGTAGAAGTTGAAGTGGCTGATGTATACAAACGGAAATTTATGACCAGATATATGATATAAGGATTAATGGCAAGGAAATCAATGAGTAGGTAATTGCTACCTGAAAACGACGGTTCTGGAGTCAGCTAAAATTTTTAAAAATTCGCTTTAATTAGTGTTTAAGTTTTGTTTTGTTTAAAAGTTATATAAACTTAAATTTTTAAAAAATCCGAAACTTTTCATCATCCAAAACTATTGTAAAGTTTCCACTATACTGAGGTACTATGTCTTATCTTAAACGATTAAATAAAGAATTTAAAAAGAAATCTAAACTTCGTTCTTATACTCATTGTGATATTGTTTGGCTTGATAAAGATTCTAAGAAGAAATATAGTAAATCAAAACAAGTAAAAAAGCCAAATAAAAAGAAGAAAAAATCTATTCGTGTTCCTCTTGAGATTATACTTATGAATAAGTCTTTTTCAAATACTATTCGCTAAACACTTGACAATAATATTCCAATCTGGTATGCTTTTTCTATATGAAACTTTTTACATACGGTCCTGATAATGTTGGCGCTTTATTAGCTACTACAAAATCTATCCCTTTAAAGAAAGCTTTAAAGAAAAGGCGGAAACGGAAAAAGAATGAAAGAAAAGATAATTGAACTGTGGCACAAAAATATTGAAAAAGGTTTAAAAGTTCAAGAGCAGTATAATGATGACTATGGCTATGATGATGCCAAGGCTTTGTATCAAGGCGATTTTAGTGTTCTTAAATCCCATCTTAAAGGCAAAAAAACAATTCCAATTAATGAAGTTAAAGCTTATGTGAAAACATTGGTTCCTTCTATTTATTCTCGCGACCCTTATATTGCAATTAATCCTCGCGGTAAAAAATCTATTGGTGCCGCTCATATATCTGAAGAAGCTATCCGGTCTTATTGGACTGAATTTAAAATTAAAAGAGTTATTAAGCGTTGTATTATTGATGCTCTGCTCGGCCCTTGGGGTTGGGTTAAAGTTGGTTACTCTGCTGTCTTTGGTTCAATAGAGCCTAAAGAAGGTGAACCGGAATTAGAAGTTGATGAATTTATTCGTGAAGAAGAAATATTCTGTGTACGAGAAAGTTGGAAGAGAATTATCTATGACCCTAATGCTATTAATGCTCCTCATGATTGCCGGTGGATGGCGCAGAAACTTGTTAAGCCTTTGGCTGCTGTAAAGAGTTCTAATATTTATAAAAATACTGCTGATTTAAAACCTTCTTTCAAAGGCACTTATAATATAGACAAAGATAAGCAAGATAAAAATAATGTAATTCCTGACAATATTGATGGTGAAACTGATTATGTGATAATGTGGGAAATTTGGGATAAAGATACTGGTAAAGTTATTACTGTTTCTGAAGGTCATTCTAAAACTTTAATGGAGAAGGACTGGCCTAAAGGTGTAGTTTCTTTTCCTTTTGTTGGTATTACTTTTGATATTAACCCTGATGAGAATTATCCTCAAAATCAGATAAGCTCTTGGCTTCCACAATTAATTGAAAAGATTTTACTTCGCTCTATGCAGGTTGACCATCTCAAAAGATTTGGTCGTCAGATGACCGCCAAGAAGGATTCTCTTTCTAAAGCTGAAGAACAAAAATTTATTAAAGGTTTACCTGGAATTATTTATACTGAGAGAAATCAGGAAGCTCCGGTTCCTATTCAATATCCTCCTATTCAATCTGATGCTTATGCTGTTGGCAATGCTATTGATTTGGATAAGGATAATATTTCCGGTATGTCAAACATAGTTCGCGCTGCGCCGCAAAAAACCCAAAGTAGAACCCTTGGTGAACTTGATAGGCTTACCGGCTCTTTTGACTCTCGTAATAATGAACCTCAAGATATTGTTGAGGATTTTTGTGAAGACATTGCTAAAGCTATTATTTCTTTAATGCGCGAGTATACTACTTTACCTAAATATGTTCGTTTGACTCAGATGCCTGCTGAAGAAATAATTGAGGCTCTTGGAGATGATGAATTAGGACAACCTCGTTTTGATGGCAATGGTTTTAATTATACTGCAGATGATCTTGAAGGAGATTATGATATAAGTGTTAAATCTGGAAGCACTGTTCCTCTTAATAAAGAGAATCGTATTAAGACTATGGCTACAGTTTTGAAGCTTGGCCCTACTCTTGGCATTGCTCCGGTTAGTAAAACTGCTAAACTTTTGGGTAAAAGAATAATTGAAGATTTAGAACTTGTTGAAGTTGCCGCTCAGTTTGATGCTGATATCAAAGAGATAGATGCTCAAATGGAAGCTGAAAAAATGATGGCTCAAACTCAAGCTGGGGATATTAATAGGAAGCTCGCTTTGCCTCCTCTCCCTGAAGGTGGACAACAATGATATGTGACGGATGCGGATTTAAAAATGCTGCAATCTTAAGGTATAAAAGTACCGGCAAGGAACAGAAATGTGTTTGTGATAAATGTTCTCCTTCCGCGCTTAAGGCCGGAATACCGGATGTTTACTTTAATAGGCCTTACTTTGATGAGAACCTTGGTGATGAATCTCATCCTGATGGACAGTTTGTTGAATCAAAGGAGCATAAAAAGTCTATAATGAAAGAACAGAATTTAGTCGAAGCCGGTGATAGGCAACATGGTTCACGAACCAAATTTGAAAATGGCTTTGGCACAAGAGATTCAAAATAAAAAAAAGTAGCATAGGAGATTTAGTATGGACACAGAACAAGACCCAAGCACTAACCAACCGGAATCTTCCGAAGAAGTAGTTACTGGTGTTGATAACAGCGAAAGCAACAATACCGGAAATAAACCTGAAGGAACAAACGAAGGCGCTAGTGATAAAACAGACGAGCAAGCAAACGACGATGCGGCCCTCGCTGATGACATAGGTCCTAAAGACATCCCAGTAGAACTTGAACCTCTGAAGAAGGAACTCTTAGCTGACTATTATGCTAAAACTCGCGAATTAGCTGCTGACAGAAAAGGTGTTACCGAACTTCAGACCAAAGCAAAGACTCTTAATGAGCTTCTTTCTTATAAGCCATTTCAGGATTGGTATTCAAAAGAGCAAGATAGACTAGCAGGTAAGACAACCCCTGAAGCTAATGACCTTACAGAGGAGCAAATGGAAGAGATAAAATCAGACCCTAATAAATTCGATGAGTTTATTAAAGATAGAGCCAAGAAAATAATTAAAGATGAGTATGGCGAAACTATGAATAAGTCTAAACAACAACTCGAAGATGTTAGAGCTAATAAGCAGTTAAAAGAAGTTGCTTCAAAATATGAAGACTTTGATGCTATCAATGATGCAGGTCTTTTAGACCAGTATGTTGATAAAGGTCATAATTTTGAAACAGCCTATGCTATGTTCAAGTTACAAAATCCGGCCCATGCTACTAAAGCCATTAACAAGAAAGCGGCTCAAATAGTTAATAAGGCAAAAGGTGGAAGTGTAGAAAAACCTTCCGGTACTACAAAAGAAGGTGTTGAGGTTATCGAAGTTCACAATATGGATGAAGGCTTCGATGAAACTCTCAAGGCTGAAAAAGAAGGCCGGAAAATTAAGTTGAAGTTAGTATCAAAAAAATAAAAATCAGTACGGAGGATTAAATGGGTGACTTATTTACTTATGGACCAGATAATGTCGATTCCCTACTTGCAACAACCAAGTCAGTACTTCTTAATATGGGAGACTTCCTTGAGGACCAAATATTTACGAATATGGCCTTCCTCAATCTGCTTAAGCAGAAATCGGAAGTCGCTAAACAAGGCGGCGCTTCTATATTAGTCGGTTTGCTAACTGGCAAGAATAACACTTCACAGTGGTATTCTGGCTATGATACATTATCGACTATTCCTCAAGAAGGAATGACAATGGCACAGTGGAAGTGGAAATCGGCTGCAGCGAGTATCAGTATCTCTAACGATGAAGAACTTGATAATGCCGGAGAGGGTCAAATGACTTCTCTCTTGAAAGCTAAAATGAATCAAGCGCTTCTTTCTTTACAGGATGAAGTTAATCAGGGTTTCTTTGCTTCTGCACAGGAGTCTAAGGCTATTAATTGTTTGCCTACTCTTGTTGATACTACATCAACAAAGGCTGACATAAATAGTACAGCTAATTCCTGGTGGCAGTCACAAGTTACTGCTGGTGGTTCTTTTGCCGGTAGAGGTATAGCAGATTGGCTTACCATGTATAACGACATCGCTAAACAGGGTGTTGGTGGCGGCGGAATAGCTGATATCATATTGACCACACAGGCCATTATGGAATATTATGAGCGCTCTCAACAGCCTCAGATGAGATACCAGATTCAAGGTGAAAATCAATCCTTGGCTAATGCTGGTTTCGATTCGCTTAAATACAAAGCTGCGACTGTGGTTAATGACCCTAATTGTAACTCTGGAGTTTCATATTTCTTGCCTTCTAAGAACTTGAAGTTTGTGGTTCATAGCAAAGCGAGATTTAAAATGACAGATTGGGTTAAGCCTGCTAATCAAACAGCTAAAGTTGCTCAACTCGTCTTTAGAGGTAACCTCGTTACCAATGCAAGGCGCAAACTCGGTAAAATTACCGGTATAACTGCTTAAGGAGGCTCTATTATGGCATTATCGAATATAAAAAGAGTTGAAATGGGCGGTGGATTATCAATGATAGTCGGTGATATTACCCACACAGAAGGAGCTGCTAATGAGTCTTATGGCATTGCTGGTGGTCGTGTTTTAGGGTTTCAGGTGTTAAAAAATACTTCTACGGATATTGCTGATATTACAGGCAACTGTCCAGTAAGTTGGGTTTTATCATCTGGTATTTTAACAATTACGATTGCTGGTATATCTGAGATAGCTGCTGGCTCTTTTTGGATAATTGTTGGAAATTAACGGAGGTTACTATGAATACAGGTATTTTAACGAGAGGAGCTGAAAAAACATTCCTCACTATTAAAAATGTCTTAGGCGCGACTATAACCAAAGGTTATGCTGTTGTGCTTGCTGTTGCAGGAAATTCGTTTGATGGAGTTTCAGCTGTTTTAGCTGATTCTGGCACAGCCGCAAATTTGCCCGGTTTTATTGGTATCGCAAGAGATGATATTGCTGATAACAGTTATGGCTTGGCGCAATGTTTCGGTTATAATGCCTCAGTCTTTCTTTCGGCTGAAGGAACTTCCATAACGATAACTCAGGGTGATTGTATGATTCCTGGTGCTGGTGCTGGTGGTATGTCGTCTGCTGCTGCCGGAACTTATGCTGCTAGTGGATTTGGGTATGTGCTTGCTGTTGGAACTCCTACCATATCTGCTGCTGTATACACTGAAGGATTCATCAAGTGTCTGTAACTCTTAAATGGGTTTTTTTTGGGGGGAGTGAAAACTCCCCTCAAGAAGATTTGTTTAGATGTAAAAATTGTGATATAATAGTTGTTAAGGATTTTAAATCTCATGCAGGACATTATTTGAAAGAACCTGCAAATCCTAATTTAACTGAAAGGATTAAAATATGGCTCGGATTGTTAAAGTAGCAATATCAGTTCCTACTGAAGGTCACACAGTTCCAGAAGCGCTAGATAGTTTAATGCTTCTTTGTATGCGGTTATCACAACTTTCTACTGAATCAAAGTTATTAAAAAAGGAAACACAGTTTGAATTTTATTTTCAAAGTATGGGTAGATTATTTACTGCTATGGCTCGTGAGAAATTAGCAGAATCCGCTATTAAACATAAAATGGATTATATGTTGTTTCTCGACGATGATATGGTTATTCCCTGTGATACTTTTGAAAAATTATTTAGACATGAAAAAGATATTGTTGCTGCATTAGCTTTTACTAGGAATACTCCTCATGACCCTGTTATTTATCAGTGTGAAGAAGGGTTTGAAAATGGTAGAGAATATTTTATAAATCGTCCTGTTATAAATTATCCTAAAAATCAACTTATGCAATGCGATGCTGTTGGGTTTGGAGCTGTCTTAATAAAAGTTAGTGTTTACGAGAAAATGACTGCGCCTTATTTTATGTCTACTTCTCCTACTGGTGAAGATATTCTTTTTTGTTATAGTGCAGGCAAAACTGGCGCTAAAGTATTTGTTGATACTTCTGCTAAAGTTGGTCATATTGGTTCTCCAAAAATTGTTACTGAGCAAACTTTTGAAGAACATCATAAAGATAGAAAAATTAAGAAGGGACCTTATGTTCCTAAGGATGAATATGAAACAGCTAAATAAGCCTCTTGTTACAATAATTATTCCTACTTATAATAATCCACAGTATCTTACTCCAATGGTTAATTCTTTGTTTACATCTGATAGATATATGTCACTTGCTAAAATTGTAATTGTAAATAATGGACATAAAGATTCTGTTAAAATTAAAACTGCTGATGAAAATAAATTTCGTATTGTTCATTGTGGAGATAATTTAGGATGGGAAGGTGGTCTTAAAAAAGGTTTGGAATATGCTGATACTCCTTATGTTTATTTTATGAATGATGATATTCATTTTTTAAATTCTTCTATTGGATGGCTTACTAAATCTATTGAGGTTTTTCAGGATAAAACTGTTGCTGCTGTTGGTCCTTCTTCAAATGTTGTTATGGGAACACAGAATGTGTTTTGGGGTTGTCCTTTTCCTCGCGTTGAATCAAAATTTTTAATTGGATTTTGTATTGGTGTTAGAAAGAAATATTTAGATGCAGTTGGTGGTATTGATGTAGATGCTCCCGGTGGTGATGATATTGATTTGTCAATTAGATTCACAAGTGCCGGTTATAAACTTGTTGCCATGCGAGATACCTTTGTATATCATCATGGTTTTAAAACAGGACAACGCTTAAAAGGCGGCGCGGATGTGCCGGAAGGGTGGAACTCGAAACAAATGCAAGAAAAAACAAATACTTATTTACAAAAAAAACATGGCTTTCTCAAATGGTGGGAAACTACTGCGCAGTGGACTAAAGTAAAACAATATACTGCTATTGATTATTCTTCTGATAAAGAGTCTGAAATAATTATAGATAATATTAAGGGAGATAAGGTTTTAGATTTAGGATGTGGAACTAAAAAAACTATTAAAACATCTATTGGTGTTGACATTATTCCCAAAGGTTGCGAGCTTCCTCAGTATCATGGCCTTCCAGGTAAGTCTGAGGCTGATATAACTGCAAATATTGAAGGTGAACTTCCTGAGTCATGTCAAGGCGCTGATACTATTATTGCTAAACATATTATTGAGCATTGTATTGACCCAATTCTTACTATTAGTTATTGGAAAAAAGCGCTTAAAGAAGGTGGGCGGTTAATCATATCTGTTCCTGATGAAGCTGTAACAAAGTCTGTTCCATTAAATCCTGAGCATGTTCATGCTTTCACTATGGCATCTTTAGATAATATTATGGATTTACTTGGTTTTAAAAAAATCGATGGATTTGATAATTACAATGGTGTTTCACTTACATGTGTCTATGAAAAGACAAAGGAGTTGGTAACTGCATGAAAAAATTAAGGATTTGTAATATTTATCCAGATGTTCCCATGGTTGGTCGTAATGATGGCAATCCTCTGTATCTTACACATATATTAAGGAAGATGGGTCATAGTGTTACACATCTTATTCCAAAAGAAGATATATCTACTTATGGTAAATTTGATTTATATCTTTGGGCCGACTGGGGCGAAGATGCTCTTGGCATGACAGGTTTTGTTTGTCCTAAACCTAATGCTTATTGGGCCAGTGATACACATCTTGGATTTGATTATAGATTAAAAAAGGCTAGAGAGTTTGATAATGTTTTTGTCGCGCAAGAAGCTGATGCTATAAAATTTCAAAAGGCAGGTATTAAAAATGTATTTTGGCTTCCGCATGCAGTCGAGCCTGCTGCATATTATCCTTCTTGCTGCATTAAAAAATATGACATTTGTTTCGTAGGTCATATCAATAATATTGGAAGAGCTAAAGTTCTTGATAAATTATTTAAGGCTATTCCTAATTTTTGGCATGGTCAAAGATTATTTGATGATGCTGCTGAAAAATTTTGTCAATCAAAAATTGTATTTAATCATTCAATTAAAAATGATATTAATATGAGAACTTTTGAAGCTCTTGCTACTAAAAGTTTTCTCTTAACTGAAAAAGTTGATACTTTAGATAAACTCTTTGAAGATGGTGTTCACCTTGTTACTTATTCTTCTGATGAAGAAATGATTAAGAAGGCTAAATATTATCTTGAGCATGACGAAGAGAGAGAAAAGATAGCTGAGGCTGGATATGAATTAGTTATGAAAGAGCATACTTTTCAACATAGAGCAAGTTATATTCTTGCCGCATGTGGATTAATTGAGCTTGAGCAGGAAAGTAATTTAGAAACAAAAAAAATTGCAGCATAGGAGAACAAATGATACAAGGTACTTGCACATTGACAATAGTTAGGGCCGGGATTTCCGACCACAAGATTAAAATTAGTCCTGCTGAATTAAAAGAAGAAAAAGTTTGGCTGGATAAGCGCATTGGAAAAGAGCGGATGGAAGAAATTGATAGAATAATCCATCTATATGCTTCTCGCACAGGAGTTATCCCTAATCCTGTACCGATGTGTAAAGAAAAGCTTAATGTTATTGATTTATCAGATGAGGATATTCCTCATATTAAATTAGAAGGATTTACTCTTGGTAAACCTATAGAGAGTGATGTTCCTCAACATGAAACAGATATGCAGGTTAAAGATGCCGATACAGATAAAAGATTAGCGAGTCTTGAAACAAACATGACAGCTATTACCGGAACTCTCGGTGAGATTCTTAATAAATTATCAAAACCCACTAAAACTGGTGGTAGGACTAAAAAATGAATACTCCCACAAAAATAATTGCTGATGGAATTGTTGGTGTTTCCGGTAAACCTATACGGATAAAACATATTTCCTTGGCTGGTGGTGGAACTGCAACTGTTTTATCTGTTTGTTCTGGTATAGCTGCCGGAACAGAGTTACAGAGCCTTAAAGGTGTTGTTAGTGACTCTAAAGAGTTTAATTTTGGAGATGATGGAATACTCTATCCAGATGGTGTTTATTTTAATGTTGATACAAACATTACCTATGCAACTATCTGGTGGGAATTAGTTTCAACAAGCTGAGGTAAATAATGACATTTCTCGAAATACAGCAGGAAGTAGCCTCACAAGGCAAGATGAGCTTATCTGATGCTGACCAATTAACTTTGATAAAGCGCTGGATAAATATCGTTTATAAGTTCGTTAATTCTCTTGACGAATGGCCTTGGCTATTTGATAGGAAGGTTGTACAGACTGAAATCGATAGCGACCTTACTGCTGTATCTGTGGCCTCCGGTGGTACTACAGTCACTACCACCGTAGCCGCATCTTTTGCTGCAACTGATGTTGGAAAGTTTATTCAATTCTCTACCTCTGATGACTGGTATAAGATTGTTACTTATACAAGTGCGCTTTCAGTTGAAATTGAGGCTGGTTATGTCGGTACTTCCGCGCTATCCGCCGGCACAGCTACAATGAGAAAAGTTTATTATTCCTTTGGGTCCGGTGTTGATACTATTTTATCTGTTAAGCAGGCTATATCTCCTAGAAAGATAAAAATAATTTATCATACAACTTTTGATGATTGGCATCCTGATATTGAAACTGAGGGCGAACCTGAGGAGTTGCATATTTGGGGAACTGATTCAGATGGTTATTATCAATTTGCCTTATTCCCCATCCCTGATGTAAAAATGAATCTTGAAGTTAAGTATAAGAAAACTACTGATGATATGACTTCTGATACTGAATCTCCAAGTATTCCGGCTAAGTGGGCCGGTATGATTTTGCCTGATGGCGCTTTATGGCGCGCATGGCTTTATAATCGCGACTCTTCTCAAGCTAAGTTATTTAAAGCTAACTTTGTCGAAGGAGTAAATGGCTTAAAACTTAAAGCATTTCCAGAAACAGATTCTCATCCGATAATGGAAAGTATCGAAACTGCTAGTGATAATATGGAGATGAAATGGCCCGACAACTATGGAAAAATATAGTTTTATTCTCTTTATTATCCTCACCTTTATCTTTATTCGCTGCGAGTGGTTATCAAGTACTTTCTAATAATGATTTTACCGGTGGACTTAATACTTCCAAATCTTCCATAAATATAGAACAAAATCAAGCTCAGTCTTTACAGAATGTTTATCTTGATGAACAAGGTATAACCAAGCGCAAAGGCTATGAAAAAGTTAATACTGTTGCTATTGGCGGCGGTAGTGCTGACATTAATAATTTCTTTGAATTTAAGAAGTCAAATGGTTCAAATTATATTGTTGCTTTTAGCAGTACTTCCGGTTACTATTCTACAGATTCTGGTTTATCCTATACTCAATTCATCTCAACTTTAACTGCTAATCAGGATGTTAATTGTGTTCCTTTTGAAGATAGATTATATTGTGTAAACGGAACCAATGCTTCTTTTTATTTTGATGGTACAAATGATATTGATGCTGGTAATATGCCTGCTTGTAAATATATCCGCGTTCATCAGAATCGGTTATGGTGCGCAGGGTATTCATCTTATCCCTCAAGGCTTTATTATAGTGATGTGGCTGATGGGTTGACTTGGGATTTAACTCTTCAACAGATAGGCTTTAACCCTCAAGACGGTGATGTTATCTTTGGTATTGGACCTCCGGTATTTGAAGTTCTTCCTGTTTACAAAAGATATTCAACTCATATTGTTCAGGGCCGGCAATCAGATGAGTATACTCCTGTTTTAGTCAATGCTGAAATTGGATGTAATTCTCATAGAACTGCTAAGAATATATTGATTCAAGGAAAGAATATTCAGCTCTTTGATTCTCTCGGTATTAATGGTGGAGAACCTGGCATTTATTATTACAATGGAATTGTCGTTCAATATGC